TAGTAAAAAGAAAATAAGAGCACAGACTTTGTTTATGGACTTACTTAAAGAAAGAGCAGAGACAGGTCGTATTTACATTATGAATATAGATCATTGTAATACTCATTCATCATTTAAAGATAAGGTTTATATGTCAAATCTATGTCAAGAGATTACGCTACCTACTAAACCAATCAAACACATTGATGATGAAGAAGGTGAAATTGCTTTATGTATTTTATCTGCTATCAATCTAGGTTTAATTAAAGATAAAGAAGAATTAGAGGACTTATGTGATTTATCTGTTAGATCATTAGAAGAAATTATAGACTATCAAAAGTATCCTGTTAAGGCTGCAGAAAAATCTACTCTTGCAAGAAGAAGTTTAGGTATTGGCTACATTGGTCTTGCTCATTATCTTGCAAAGAATAAAGTTAAGTATGATAACAAAGAAGCATGGATGTTAGTTGATGAGATTACAGAGGCATTTCAGTATTATCTATTAAAATCAAGTAATACACTAGCGAAAGAAAGAGGTGCTTGTGAATACTTTGATAAAACTAAATATAGTGATGGCATTCTGCCAATCGATTCATATAAAAAAGATGTTGACGATATAGTCAAAAGAAAGTACAGTTATGATTGGACTAGTTTACGAAACGATATCAAGAGCAACGGGTTACGACACTCGACACTATCGGCCCAAATGCCGTCAGAGAGTAGTTCAGTTGTCTCAAATGCTACGAACGGTGTTGAACCGCCTCGTGATTATCTTTCAATTAAAAAAAGTAAAAAAGGAACACTCAAACAAATAGTTCCTGATTACAACCGACTAAAGAATTTCTACACATTGTTATGGGATATGAAAAGTAATGAAGGTTACATTAATACAATTTCTGTTATGCAGAAATACTTTGACCAAGCGATAAGTGGAAACTGGAGTTATAATCCAGAGAACTACAAAGACGGCGAGGTGCCTGTGTCAGTAATGGCAAATGACTTATTAACTACATATAAACTAGGATGGAAAACATCCTATTATCAAAACACATATGACGCAAAACAAGATGTAGAAGAACCTGCACATTCTGTTGGGTGGCATGATGATGTAAAAGATAGTACTAAGACCAGAGAGGAATTTAAAACAGATGAAGATTATCAAGAATATTGCGAGGCGTGTGCTATATAATGTCTAAAGTATTTAACACAGAGCAAGTAGATTGGCTAAAACAACCTATGTTTTTCGGAGAAGAACCTAACACACAAAGATTTGACCAACAGAAATATCCTATCTTTGAAAAGTTAAATCAACAACAACTAGGATTCTTTTGGAGACCAGAAGAGGTATCTCTACAAAAAGATAGAAACGATTTTCAACAATTATCAGATGAACAGAAACATATCTTTACATCTAATTTAAAATATCAAACATTATTAGATAGTGTACAAGGTCGTGGACCATGTCTGGCATTCTTACCATTTTGTAGTTTACCTGAATTAGAATCTATGTTAGTTGCATGGGACTTTAGTGAGACAATACATAGTCGTTCATATACTTACATAATGAAAAATGTTTATCCTGATCCTACTGCTGTTTTAGATACTATTGTTGAAACACCAGAGATTATGGCAAGAGCTGAAACTGTAACAGAGGCATACGATAAGTTTATTACATATTCTCATCAATATCACTTGAATGGTAAAGGCACACAAAAAGAATTAAAGAAATTATTATATCTTACACTAGTTAATGTAAACATACTAGAAGGTATAAGATTCTATGTTTCTTTTGCTTGTAGTTTTGCATTTGGTGAATTAAAACTTATGGAAGGTTCTGCTAAAATTATATCTTTAATTGCAAGAGATGAAAACTTACATCTTGCAGTATCACAAAACATCATAAATAACTATCGAAATAAAGAAAACGATAAAGAGATGTTAGATATCATAAAAGAAACTGAGCAAGAAGTATATGATATGTATAATACTGCTGTTGAACAAGAAAAAGCTTGGGCAACATACTTGTTTAAAGAAGGTTCTATGATTGGTCTAAATGATAAACTATTAAATCAGTATGTAGAATTTATGGCAAATAAAAGAATGAAGGCAATTGGTCTAAAAGGAGTTTATGACCAACCATCAAACAACAATCCATTACCATGGACTCAACATTGGTTGAATAGTCGTGGATTACAAAATGCACCACAAGAAACTGAAATAGAAAGTTATATCGTTGGTGGTATTAAACAAGATGTTGAGAAAGAGACCTTTAAAGGATTTAAACTATGACGAAAAACCCCAATCTAAAGACAGTATGTGATAACTGCTCGGCAACATACATAGTAAAACATGATTTGCCAGAAGATTATATCGAGCAGTTTTGTCCATTCTGTGGAGAAGAACATGAAGAAATTGAGGAAACGATAACAGATATTGATGAAAACTGGAACTAACTGGACCTATAAAGGTAAAGTAGTTGAAGAACTGCCAGAAGATTGTGAAGCTTTTGTTTATCTAATAACAAATCTAATCAATCACAAGAAATATGTAGGTAAGAAGTTAGCAAAATTCAAAACTACAAAGAAACCACTCAAAGGTCGAAAGAATAAAAGACGAGGCACAAAAGAAAGTGATTGGAAAACTTATTGGGGTTCCTCTGAACAATTACAAGATGATGTACTTAAACTAGGTGAACACAGATTCACTAGAGAAATACTATACTACTGTCCTAGTAGGGGTGTTGCAAGTTACATAGAAGCACAAGAACAGTTTGATCGAAAAGTTTTAGAGACTGATGATTACTATAATGGTATTATCAATGTTCGTATTGGTGGCTCAAAAATTTTAAGAGAATCGCTCAAAAAATTGTCAAAAATTTAATTTGTCTAAATAGGATTGAGTAATGCTAAAATAGCTTTACTTGCTCCGAAATTTGATTTGATATCTCAAACTTCACAACACTAAGGCGTGATTATGGCACAGGTAAAAGTCCTAATAATCGCTGCCTCTAAGTGGTGGTATGATAATGTGTCTCATAGATACGAACCTTCAAAGCACTACTTTAGAGGTATCGGTAAAAAAGAACAAAAGTAGAACAAAACTAAAGCATTTTCACGCCCAAGGTGTGTCAAAAGTGTTTCACATACTGAAACAAATCTAAATACTCTCAAAAACCCTTGATTTTATTGACTTTTTTAGACCATTTTTTTATGGAATAATGCTTGCAATATGACCAAATCTCTGATATATTATAGATATGATTAAAAAAGAAAAATACAAAATGGTGTTCAAAACCCATGACGGCGAGTGGCATACTCATTCTTTTTACAACCACAAAGAATGTGTAGCTTACAAAGATAAACTTCTTGACGCCTATGCCTGTTCTGATATTAAGATTTTTCACTATGACTTATCAGATAAAGTTGGTATTGCTCAATGTGTATTTAACGCAATTGGGTTAATTGATATATCAAAAGAGGTATACGCTTAATGTTTCATGTAGTTTATTCTAGACACTATTGGGATCGTGAAGATAATTATGGTACATTTGCTAATTCATGGACTCTTTACAGAAACGTACCATACTCTGAGCTCTTTAAAATGAAAGACGCTATTCCTTCTCTTAAAGAAGATGCCGATAAAAAATATGCAGATTATGAAAAGGATAAAAATCATGATCCTACACAGTTTCATATGTCCGAAGTTTTTATCGTAGATGATAAAGAGTACTTTTGGACTTATGATGATGAATTTGATAATGACGGTACTCCGTATTCTGATAAAAGTTATTATCATGATTATGGTCAAAATATACCGTTTATGTTATTAAAAGATTTTAAAAATGAACAATCGGTAAAGAGTGCTTGACTATTTTACAGATTTGTAGTATAATAAGTAATAAAGAAACATGAAGAAAATATTATTATTGTTAAGTTTTGTTTTAGTGAGTTGTACATTCTCATTTAAATCAAACGCAAACGATTACAACAGCGCCACTACTGCTCACATAATTGCAGAGACACTAAAAGGCACAGACATGAATTATAGTGAAATACTTAATTCAGAAACACAAAGATTGATACATGGTATGTCATTAGATATTATTGATGTAATATTTAAGAATATGCCTAGTATATTAGATAGTATCTCAGCAGAGTTAAGATTACAAGCAGATAAAGATTATAAATGTGCTTTACAATCAGACGAATACAAAAACAAGGATTGCAAATAATGGGTTTATTTTATGTACATCAAGGTAGAAGTAAAAAAAAGAAACTACCTGAGACAGAAAGTTTAAAAAAGGCTAGACTAGAACATAGAAAGTTTTTAATTAGTAAAGGTATTGATCCTGATAGAAAGATCAATCCTAAGAATTTTTCAGCAGTTCGTGATTGGTGGGATACACCAGTTCAAAAGCCTGCCGTGTTAGCTCATTCGGTAGAGCAGTTGATTTGTAATCATCAGGTGGCCAGTTCGATCCCGGCACACGGCACCAGTTTAAAACAAAGAGCAACAAAACCTCATCACAATTGGCGATTAGAAGAAAGTAGAAATTTTACAGTTGCACCTGCCTATAATAAAGGTGCATATCAAGTTATACCTAAAAGTGAGATAAAAGACATAGGAAAATGAAAACTAATAATTTAATTATCGGATCAGACCATAGAGGTTTTGAATTAAAATGTGCAATAGAGAAACATCTTGTTCCTATTGACAAAGATATAGAAAAGGATATAACAACATATTTAGATTGTGGTTGTTATGATGCAAACGCAAAAGTAGATTATCCAGATGTAGTAAAAAGTCTGGTTCTTGAAATGAAAGGTGTATTCACTAGAGGCATTTTAGTATGTGGTTCTGGATTTGGTGTAGCAATCGCGGCCAATAGATACCCACATATTCGTGCAGTAACAGTTCGCACTCCTAAAGAAGCAGAAATGGCAAGACTACATAATGATGCAAACGTATTATGTTTAGGTGCAGATTTTACTTCTACAAAAGATGCATTAAAAATTGTTGATAAGTTTTTAACTACCAAGTTTGAAGGTGGTAGACATAGTAAGAGAATACAAAAAATATCATGAAAGATCCATTTAGACCATTTATATACTCAACATTATTATTAATAACATTAATATTATTATCAACATATGCTTTTGGAGGATAAAGTATGATTATAGTTTATAGTAAACCACATTGTCCGTATTGTGATAAGGCTAAGTACTTATTAAAAAGTCTTGGTTTACAATATGAAGAAAAGATAGTTACAAAAGATTTATCAGTTGAAGAACTGTACAAAGTTTTAGGTAAGCAAGTTAGAACAATACCACAAATTGTCATTGAAAAGAACCACATTGGTGGTTA